GGTGTCTTGAAAAGCGTTTAAGCTACGAGTTAATCAAGACCGTAGAAGATGAAGGTGTTTATCCCGAACGTGCTAAACTAATGGAAGAAAAGTATCAAGCTAGTGGGCGTACAAATGGCCTTTACGCTGGCTTAAACACGGAAGATGGGCCGGTTTCTAACAACACTTCCAATTAACCTAGGGTTTTATAACCTAGGAACCGTAGAGGCTTACCCAACTGGCGGCACTGGCCCAACAGCGTATGGGCCTACATCTTATTTTGGAAGTGACCCTTTACCTGCACGGCCAGGAGATAGCGTCCATACTCCTGTAGATATTGGGGATTTTTCAGCAATTTCTCGCGCCATTACACTAAGCAATACCCACGGCGGAAACACCAGGATCCAGTCTTCTTTCTATAGGTTAACGTTGAATAAAGCCCGTTCTATTCAAATTACACAAAACTTTAGCCCTACTTCTTATCAATCCAACACCAATCGCAACACAATTATCTCAGCTTATGTAGTCCAGGATGGTACGCATCGTCTTGAGCTACCGATTAACGATTCTGGATTTATTTGCTCAGCAGCAAGTGTTACGGAAGGTGATTCTGATCCGACTTCAGCGGCTTATCAAAGCGATTACCCAAGTAATTCTTTGCCCGTAGGTACTTACATAATCCTGATTACCAATGACATTAGGTACCTAGAAACAACTTATTCATTTACAATTTCAGCAACGCTTGCTGATTGGGGGTTCCTAACGGAAGCAGTTGAGGAAATTTTAAATTTTGAAGGCGTTGCGGATCCTACTACAGGTGTGCTTGATTTTGGTTTGATTACTGATTTAACAACAACAACCAACAAAACCTATCCTTATTCATCCACCAGCGGATTGGGTTATACGCGGGAAGGGGTTTCCCCCTGATCAAATTTCTGCTAACCTGGGAGGAGTTGTCTAGAAAACATGAAAGTGATTACTCTCCAGCAATTGGAAGAAAACTTTGAATCAATCCTAGACGACGTTGCAGACAACAAAGAACATTACCGAATCCAACATGAAAAGGGTGATCTTATGTTGATCCCTGTTGAGAGCTATGAAGTTCTCAAAGATGTGTACACCGATTGGGTAGAAGAGCCGCAAAATACCCCACCAATAGAAGGTTTTGATCCACAGCAGCTGCCAGTGGTGGAGTACGTTTCTGAATCAGCTACCTAAGCTTTAGTCTGTGTTTCCCTGCGGGCGCTTAAAGCGTTTAAGAAGTCTGCAAGCCCGGAACCAAACATTGCTGCATAATTATTTTTAGGTGGGTTAGCTGGGGGTGCGGGTGGTTTGTAACCGGGCATTCCTTCAGGGATTGTTGCTTTAGCCCACGAAGGAGTCTGCAGATCTTCCGCTGTATAGGCCGGAGGTGCAGCTTGGTTTGATCTTGATAAAGCTGTTGCGTAATCCTGCTGTGCCTGAGAGAAAGCTGTTTGACTTGCTTCCCGTGCTGGTGCGTACTGATCAGAAACCCCTGAGTTGGCACGGGTGTACTTATCTCCGGTGGGAAGACTGGATAGATAGGTGCCTGCAGCCTTTAGACGAGTTTCCGCTTGACGAGCACCAAGTTCACCTGGGGTACCCGATTGAGCATAAAGCTGTTCTTGGGCGGTATTGGCTTGCTTTTGAAGACGGTTTAAATAGTCACCCGTCATCTGGTAGGACCCCAGTGGCTGGACCGATTGGTACACTGTCGGGGGTGGTGGAGTGATGACTGTTGGTTTTGGGGCGCCCATACCGACTACTACTTCAACTGTACTGTTACACTGATTTTACTCGTGACAAACCCATAAAGATGTTGAACTCCGACAACGCCAAGGGGTCCGAGGATCAAGACCAGCAAAAGCTCTGCGACTGTAATTGGCCTTCTCATTTTGATGCGTGTACTGATATGGATGAGTTTAGCGAACTTTTGTCAAAAGTGTCCACTGATGTGCTTTGGAAAGTTTTAATGACATCCCAGCAACGGACGATGGCGACAGCTTTGTGGGAGTCTTGTAACTACGGAGGCCGACCAAAACCAGGTGATTTTCAATACATAGAAAAAAAGCGTGACTACGCTGAGTGGGTTTTAAGAATTGATCATCGCCAGCAATGGAATAAATCTCAAAAAACCGTTAAGCTGTAGCAAGATATAAATGTTGCCGTCAATGGAGTTGGAAGATTGGTTGGACAGCCCTCCGGAAGCGGAAGAAGAGGTACCTTTTGTTGAGCCTCCCAAACCACGGCAGTATTTGAGCTATCGGTTTAGCGGTCTCACTGTTGAAGAAGTGACGGTTGAAAATTATGAAGAAGTGTTGAAACCGTCCTTAGCGGAACAGGTAAGCATTTTTATTCCACCTTCTGGCAGCTTTAAAACTCCAGACCTTCGGCGCTATCTAGAGCTGCTAAAGACGTACGAGACTAGTACAAATGATCTAATTCTTGGATTTTCCTTGGCGGATCAAATCAGAATTACCTTCAGTGACATGAAGCCTGCCACTATCTGCGAAAAATTTCCAGACATTGATTTGGTCACCAAAAGACGCTATCGTTGCGTGGCCGAGTACCTTATACGGCAAGGCGAACTTGCCAAGGTTAAAGATGAAAGCGGTAAGCTGGTTAAGAAAATAGGCAACATGGGCAAAGCTGTGGTCATTTACGAGCCACTAGCTAAGATCCGCCAAACCCTTCAACGCTCTGGCCTTTCTGAATTTATTAAAAATGACCAACCGACGCAAGGAACTGCTCTCGAGACTGAACCTGTCAAATCCAACTGAGGAAGAGAAAGTCCTCGCTCAACTCACAATTGAACGGATTTGCGCAGACATGTGTGATTTCTTTGAGAGTTTTTACGCTCAAGAGGGACCCGGTGCCATGGTGTATGTCCCCAAGGCAGAGAAAGAAGAAGATACCATGTTTTATTTAACAGTGCCTCACATGATCACAGCTTTAGATGATTTTAAACGGCAAGAAATGGAGGGTCCGGCAGAGATAATGCAGAAAGCTATTTCCAGGGGAGAAGCACTGAACCCTCTCAAGGAAGCTCTTTTTATTATTCAAGATGAAAAAGAGATGTCTCTAGTCCATTACAAACGCGAACAACCTACAGAAGGGCTCGGGGAATTTATTATTACGTGAGTAGAAGACCTTGGCTGCCTAGACACCAATATTTATCTAGGATCAACAATGTTGTTGACGACTGGTTAACCCCAGTCGAGTATTTACCTTACATTGACGCTCTTCTTGGGGACATAGATTTAGATCCCTGCTCAACTCACTTAGCTAACGATCAGTTTCTAAGAGCTAAACAAATCTACACGCTCAAAGAAGATGGTCTGAATATTGAAATTCCTTGGACAGGTACAACTTATCTATTTCCTCCAACTTATGGTAGGTGCTCCTTCAATAAAGAACGCGGAACTTGGAGATGGGGACTACGCGGTGGCGGACCTCTATGTAAAGCTCCGTCTGCTATCTGGTTTAGCAGGTTAGAAAGGGAGTGGAAGATGCGGAACATAAGAGAAGCGTTGTTTTTTAGCACAAATCACGAAACAATGCGGACTAACCTCTCAATTTGGAACTACCCTGTCTGCATACCAGAAAAAAGGTGTAACTTAATACACGGCAAAACACTGACAACATTTGCTGGGCCGTTTACCTGGGGGTATTTTGTTTACCTTCCTCGTGCTGAACTGGGGTTTAATCAAGCCGACAAATTTATTGAAATTTTTTCCCACCTTGGGAAAGTAATTTATTGACCTAAACGTTCAAGACGACGCTGTGTTGGGCTGCGTGGTGCACCGTAAGCGTTCCTAAAGGAATAGGTGGCATCACCAGGGCCCGAAACAATGAAGCGGCCATCCTCTTTCCGTTCTTCTGTCAGGTTAGCGCGTTGCGCGACCCTGCGTTGGGCCATGGCTCTTGCTGCGGCTCTTTTACCCTGGTTGTTATCTGAGGCCCCTTGAACACCCCGGTAACGGTTGTCAACGTCGTAATCGGTGCTACTCTGGTGGCTCATAGAACTATTCTGACAGCAGCAAACCCATGGAAGATTTGGTTAATAGTCCATCACACTACGCGTCTGGCACGGTGGAGTGTATTGACGCTATTGAGGAATCAATGACCAACGAGGCTTTTTGCGGTTACTTGAAAGGAAACATCCAAAAGTACCTCTGGCGTTATGAAGATAAAAATAATTCTATCCAAGATCTAAGAAAAGCAGAATGGTATTTAAAACGTTTAATTGTCACAAATGAACGTTATGGACTCTGATAAAATTCTCCACGAATACTGTCCAGAATTGCAATTACTGGACATGTTGGACTGGTTGCAGGATACTAAAGGTTCTTGGGGGAGCCCAATCCCCCCTGCTCTTGATTCCAGTAGCGAAAGAAACGACGAACAGTCTCCCCAGTAGGGTCCCACTCCAGAACCTTTCGTTCTAAATATTCGATTGCTTTGATTTGATTGGGCGTTCCCATGTAACTTTCTCCTATATTGAGCAAACAATGTTTTAAAACGCACTTGTGCTCGGTAAATAACGGAACTTGATCATCTGGCGCCAAGTAAGTATTGAGTTCAACTCGTCTGCGTTCTTTTAGGAACGGGTTAGCTCCACGGTAGGCCGTATTGATGAACGGGCTCCACTCTTTAATGATGGAATTCTTGCTTGCCCGTTTGTTAATTAACTTCAAAAGTTGACATTCTTTGAAGTTAACCAGACCAACACTATAAGCGTAACTCAAAAGTGCAGCACGTTTTTTAGGCGCGGTCGGCATGACCACGTAGTGCTGAACTTTATTGGCAAACTCTTCTAAATCTCTGATCAACTGTTCGTTTATTTCTTTTTCTGTTGCCCTGGTAAACATTCCGATCCACGATTTACCAAGGCGCTTGCTGCCATAACCAATTCGCCATTCACCGTGTTCAGTTTTGTACGCAGCAAAACGGCCAAAACCGCAGTCGGTCCTGGCCGGAGTGTAGAGTTGTATGAGCTTAACGGCTGTGTCGTTAAGAAAAGGACTGTTGTATTTCTTAGGGGACAACCACGCTGCCAACGTACGACGCCTCAGCATAGTCGTCAAACGTCAAAAGCACAACATAATCTTTTGCTGCGTTGGTAACAGTAACGGCAATAGCGCCTTTGCCTCTACCCGCTTTGGCAACATGGAAGAACTTCTGATAACCAGTGGGGGCGTTACCAGTGTTGTAAGCGTCTTCTTGAAAAATTTCAATATCAATCAAGGCGGCGCTTTTATCAATCTTTACAATGATGTCCCCAGTGGCGGCTGGGTTTACGCGGAAACCGCGAGTAAGATCACCGACGTTACCTGCAGTGGTTGGTCCCAGGAAGGTGATTTCAGAACCGCCGCTGACTTGCAGCTTGTCCAAGGAGCCTTTAATAGTACGAGTGACAGCCATGGGTATTAAGAAAGTTGATTGGCGGTGAGGTAATTAAAGCTGATTTCAGCGTCAATGCCGTGTTCTTTTAAGATATTGAAGAACAGCTGACGATCCATCATTTTCTGATGAAGCATGTCAATGAACGCTTCTTCTAACTCGTCCCGATCCAGGTCTTTGATTGCAAAAGCTGCCGCATGCACGGCAAACTCCTGATCAACTGACAGGTTTAGAGCATTGGCGTCCATTAAATCGCCCAATCTATGACGTAATTCTAACAGCCGTGATTAAAAAAACAACTAGGCTTGGTAAGCTGGGTCACGTAAAGGAACGTACCGTTGATCCACAGCGATGCTGGGTGGGTCGCCAGGGAGATCAAGAAACCCTTGTTCCAAGGCAGGTAGCCTTTCGGATATGTACGTTTTTAAGTACTGGCTTGTAGCTGGCGTAGCGGGCATTACGGGGCCACTTGTGGTTCAGAAGGTAAGAGCCAAAGCTGTAAGCAGTAAAAAAAGTAAAACCAAATAGGAAAAATACTGGTTCCACTTGCCACAGGTTCTTTTAACCACTATATTTTATCTAAACCAAAGACCAGACATGGACCAAACGACGATTGCTTACGAGTTGATGAAGGCTGCCGTCAGCGGGGTCAGCAAAGTCCAAACTCTTAGCCATATTAAAAACACATTTAACTTAACGGAAGAAGAGTTAACGCAAGTGTTAAATCTTTGCAATTTTAAATCTAAACTAAAACAAATTGATTACAAAAAGTTAGCTAATCGAGTTTTTCCTCCAGGGGCAGATAAATACGATTATCCTTTTACGCAAATTTATACTTACAACAATTTTTTACCTCCAGAAGACTGTGAACTGTTAATAAAAGCGTCCAACAGAAAACTACGACCTTCAACAGTTTCAAATGTCAAAGACGAAGTTGTGCTTTCACAAGCTAGAACAAGCAAAACTGCCGACCTACATTACGTTGAGTCCCCTTATTTAACACAGGTTGATAATAAAATAACGTCTTTTATGGACTTAAATACGTTTACCGGAGAGATTATGCAAACACAAAAATATGAACCAGGGCAATACTATAAGGCACATACTGATTATTTTCACCCATTAACAAGAGAGTATAAAACGTATACAGAATGGATGGGACAGCGAACTTGGACGTTTATGCTTTATCTTAACGACGTAGAAGAAGGGGGCGAAACTTTTTTTAAACACCTTAAATTAAAAGTTAAACCTAAACAAGGTATGGCTATATTTTGGAATAACCTTTACAAAAATGGAATACCAAATCCAAAAACTTTACACGAAGCATGTCCGCCAGTAAGTGGTGATAAGTATGTAATTACAAAATGGTTTCGCTGCTGGTCGTTAATTTAGTTAGCAGCAATTTTAAAAGTAATGCGTGCATTGTTTCCGCCGGTTTCTTTTAAAAAGTTTGCTCGCACTTTACGAACCGGGAAACCGCTAACATTGTAGGCGTAGGTTCCATTTTCAATAATTGTATTGGAGATCATGGCGCCAAAAGTCACGCCATCCATGCTGCCCTCAAGGCGTACTACCACACTGGTGTCAATATCCTGCACGGTAACCAAAAGCGTGTAGTTACGAGTGGAGAGGTAATTGGTTGTATAAACATCATAGGTTTCAGTAACACCGGGAATACACAGCGTATCCGGACTGAAAAATACTGTCTGTTGATAGCTTTCAAAATAACTCATTACAAGACCCCTAGTGGTAACAGTTTATCAAAGGTAGCATCAGCCTGTTTTTTAAAGACCAAAAGGTTTTGAACAAACCACCCCATATGGTACCCTTTTTTGATGTAGGCCAGCAGTTCTTCCTCTACGTCACACAGGCGATTGACAGGTAATTCTAAAAATAGTTGTTCCCAGTACTCTTTGGTTTGGCAGTTTATGTGGCCAACACCCCCTTGTCCGGGGGCTGCCGCACTCCAAATTAAAACACCCCCAGGTCGTAAACAGCTGACAAGTGACTGTGTAATTTCCTTGTTTTTAACAAAGTCAATGTGTTCTGCCACTTCTAAACAAATAACAGCACTCCCAGTATTCTCAATATCGAATAAACTTTGTTGCGTTAAAAAAGGTTTACCTTTAACACGATCATCAATATCGTATCCAAAAGCGTTTAAATTTTGTTTTCTCAGCTCTTCTACATAAGTTCCAGGGCCGCAACCAATATCTAAGATTTTGTCTGGCTTAAGCACATCAGCAACCCACGCGCTTAAACGTTTTGCAAAAGGTTGTTCTTCATTGTGAATATAAGTAAAGTTAAGCTCGTCACTTGAAGGCATTTCATACCAACCTTTTCCATGAAGATTGTTGGTGTCTTTAAAAATTTTGTCGTATTTTTTGCCGCACGTCTCTAAACTGTATTTAGAGCGAGCAGTATTTGCGACGACTTTGCGGTCTAAATCACCAACATCGTGAATAGCTTTTACCCAGTCGTAAAGTGTGTGACAACGGAAACCAGTTACACCATCGACAATTGTTTCAGTAAATGCGCCATAATCAACAGCAATTAACGGAGTCCCACATAACATTGCTTCCACTCCGCTACCAGCAAACGGTTCGGTAAAGTTTGTTGGCATCAGTGCTGCTCTTGCATTGCGTAAAAATTCAGAACGTGCTTTGCCTGTAATAGGTCCACGGTATTCAATATTGGGGTGTTCCCAGGGGGTTGGGTCACCTTGTCCGTGGAGAATAATAGGCCAAGGGCTGTAGTTGGCAATCTCTTTGATCGTGTCCATCCCTTTGACAGAACAAATACGACCCAAGAAAGCGAGATACTGACCAGGTTCATACGATGGTTCCCACTCATCTAGATCAAAGTAATTAGGCACAACCCATTCGTAATTACACCCTTGACGTTTTTCTTGCCCCTGGTGGTGGTGCATCCAAGCATAACTTTCAAAGATGCGAAAACTATTAGGCATCAATGTTGGGTAGCCAATGCCAGTTTCTACGTGTTGGTGGGACGGGAACTTGTCCATCAGTATTTGATGAGCGT